GGGGATGGATCTAGTAGCCTTAAGTTTGGATTTATGAATAAAGTAATATTCTGTCAAAATCAATTTGGCTGGTTAAATTCTAATGCAATATCAGGTTATAGACATACACAGTCTATACAGGATAAAGTAAAAGAATTGCCTGCTATAATTAACTTTACATCACAAGAAGAAAAGATTGCTAACTTGCAAAGATTTAGCGATCAGTCTGCTACACCTACTTTGGTAAATGATTTAATAGATTATTTAACAAATACAGATAGAATGGCTACAGAAAAAGATATGTCTTCTAGAAAACAAAATATGATATATGATATAGCACATTGTATAGATAGTGAAATGTCTAGAATATCACATACTAAATGGGGTGTATTTAATGGTATAACTAAATATACAACACATCATAAGTCAGCACCATTAAGGAAAAATGGTAAGCAAGAAAGTATTATTACTGGATCTGCTGGTAAAATGAACGAAAACGCATATAAGTTTTTGTTAAATTATTAAACAACATGAGAGGGGGCTAACGCCCCCTTTTACTATTATTAATTAATTAAAATAATAAAATTAAAAGAGCAACAAATTTTGGAAATTTGGCAGTCGGTAGATACAAAAACGCCTCAGAAGCTTATAACAGCTTAGTAGAGGATGCATTACATGATTATGGTCATGATAGTTACAATGGTACAATATCAACAACATCAGGCTTTAAAATGCGTGATGACAATCCAAGATATGCAACTAAAGCGTTTTGGAAGTGGGAAGATAGTATGCTAGAATTTGCAGAAAAATGGGGAAGCTGTATATGTATAGAAATAACAGGAGCAGTCTTAAAAAAAATGAAAGAAAGTAGAGGTTATAAAGGCAAGAAAGGTATCAAAGCTTTTTACTTTATTGGATGGGCAGCACAATAAAAATAAATAAATTATGGAAACAATAATAAAAAATTATAAAGAAAAGTTTGGTTACAATCCAAGTATTTTTGAATTATTTAATTTATACATACAAGGATTTTTAAAATTATCAGATAATGAAGAAAATATATTAATAGAAGAATTTAATAAAATAAATGAATTATGGAGTGCAAAATTGAAGGAAAACCAGTAGAACAATACTGGACAGAAAAAATTGCTAAACATTTAGTTGGCAAGAAAATAACAAAAGTAGAATATATGACTAGACATGAAATGGAAGATAATATGTGGTATAAGCGCCCAATAGCTATTCAGTTAGATAATAAATATTGGTTAGTACCAATGATGGATGATGAAGGTAATGATGGTGGAGCTATATCCACTACATTTGAAAAATTAGGAACAATACCAGTAATATAATGATAGACGAACTACACAATCAATACTTTGAAGAATTATACAATTCTCAAATGAAATGCATTAACAATAGTATAACAAGAGATGCTAAAAGAGTTATCTTAGATTTAATGAATGTTATAGTAGATAAAGCACCTACTAGAGAGAAAGATAAGGCTGTTGAGCACGCTTTAGGATGGTTAAGCAAGAATCCATCATGAAACTAGAAGATGCAAAAATCAATCTAGATATTAATTTTACATTAGCCTTGGTGAAATGTTTGAGTGAGCAGCTGCATACTATGCAGTGGTCTCATTCTCATCAGGTTAAGCAAAAATTTAATAAATTACTTAAAGTTGCAAAACTTTATGAAAAAGAAATAGACAACTCTATGCATGAATCAAATGATGAAACTATTGAAAATATATACGATGCTTTAATGGATTCTATATGTGCGTCTAAAGAAATTGCTATTCAAGAATTTAAAAAAGATAATAATTATGAGTAATGAAGTTACTACCTGCTGTGGAAGCAGCTTTGAAGATAGTTGGATATCAGACTGTTGTAGTGTAGAAATGTATTCTGATTCAGATATATGCCCATCCTGTAAGGAGCATACAGATACAACAGGATATATATGTAATGAATGTGGAAATTGGACTGAAGATCTAGAAGAAAAATATGAATACGATGCAAGAATGGAAGAAAATTATCTTGAAGAAAAAGCTGATGCTAAGCGTAAGTATGGCGAATAATGATATATTTGTTAGCTAAAATTTAAAATTATGGATAACAATGAAATAGAAGAAACATTACTGGGCAAGCTTATAGTAAAGCCAGAATTAATAGATAAATACAGTATGCTATTGCACGAAGATTTGTTTGAGTATGATTTTAATAAATCTACATACCATGCTATCATAGAACTGCACAGCAAAAGTAAAACTATAGATATACTAACAGTATCTAAACTAATTAAAGGAGATAAGGTTGTACTAGGATTATCACAGATGACTGATAGAGCCTTTGATTTTATGGAAGTAATAACATGTGTAGGCGTGCTAACAGAAGAGTTTCAAAAACGCACACTTACTGGTATAGTACATGATGTACATAATCAACTAAGCAACAGAGATGAATTAGAGCTTATAGTTGGTAATTTAACTACAGAAATGTCAAAGCTACAAATAGGTAAGCCAGAAATTTTAGGAGATATAAATTCTCAGATTAAAGATTTCTTAGATGATATAGAAATAAGAATGAATAGTGATGGCTTACTAGGAATTGCTTCAGGATTTCAAGCTATAGATAGGTTTACTGGTGGCTGGCAAGAAACAGATTTAATTATTGTAGGAGGAGCATCATCAATGGGTAAGACTAGTTTTGCGCTTGCCTTAGCTTATAACGCTGCTTTATACACCAATACACCTACTGTTGTGTTTTCTTACGAAATGAGTGCGTTACAATTGCTTAGAAGGCTTGCTTCTATGGATTCTGGTATTAGCAACAGGTATATTACTAATGGAACTTTAAACGATGATGAGCTTAAGAAAATACATGAGTCAATTTATGCTATACAAGAAACTCCATTACATATAGACGAAGGTAATATAACATCATTAAATTATTTAGTGCATAGGATTAAAGAATATGTAAAAAATAAAAATGTTAAGCTTGTTATGATAGACTACTTACAGTTAGTTAGTTGTAAAAGTAAGTCTGGAACTAGAGAACAAGAAGTAAGTCAAGTAGCTAGAACTCTTAAAAATCTAGCTAAAGAGTTAAATATCACTGTAATAGCACTAAGTCAATTAAATAGAGGTGTTGGTAATCGTAACAATAGCAAACCAACATTATCTGATCTTAGAGAATCAGGCGAGATAGAGCAAGCTGCTGATGTAGTAATGCTTATATATCGTCCTGAGTATTATGGAATAGAGTTTAATGATAATGGAGAAAATAGTCAGGGAACCGCCAATATTATATTTGCTAAAGGTAGGAATATAGGTGTCGGGGAGGTGACTCTAACTTTTAAAAGTGAAATAACTAAATTTACAGATTATGAAAAAATATAGCCTTATAGGTAAATACCCAATGATAGCTGTAACGCTTATTGCGGCAGCAGTTTTTGTTGTTGGCCCCGTATTATTTTCATTGATTGTAGCAGGTATTATTGTACTTCCAATGTATTTAGCTGTTCAATTGTTTGGAGATAAAGATTAAATACTTATATTTGCCATCACATGAATGGTAAAAATAAAGAGAAAACTACAATACGAGCTATAGTTTCAGAGATAGCGCATGACTTAGGTATTGATAAAAAACTTGTCAGACAGGTGTTACTGTTAACATTTAAAGAAATAGCAGTAACTTTAATATTAAGAGGTAGGCCTGTCATGATAAGAAGATTTGTAAAATTTGTAGTAGCTGCGTCTGCTGCAAACAAAATGAGAAAAGATAAATTAGAAAAAGAAAAAAAATGAATTTAAAAGATTTAAGTAAAGAACTGCCATTCAAGTGGCGCGTGCAATCTACTAAGTTTGGAAAAACAACTTGTGTTGCGTATATAGATGCTAGAGATTGTCAAGACTTACTAGATGAAGTAGTAGGTCCTGAAAACTGGCAAAGTATATTTTATGAAGAAAATGGATTATTATTTTGTAAAGTAGGTATTTGTTGTGATTCAAAAGACAATGAGTCTGAAGTTGCATATCATCAGTGGGTATGGAAATCAGACACAGGTTCAGAATCTAAAGTAGAAAAAGATAAAGGCCATGTATCAGATGCATTTAAACGTGCATGTGTATCGTGGGGTATAGGAAGATTCTTATATAGATTACCAATACAAACTTTAACTACAAAACAATGGAAAGGTAAAGACTATCCATATGCTCCTGAGAAAGATAAAATTATCTTTGATGGAGATACATTAACTAAGTACATTAATTGGAAAATTAAAAATGGCAAATGATCCAATAAGTAAATGGGCTAATGAAGCTCAAAGAAAAGAAAGCCTAAGATATGAACAAAATAAAATAAATAAAAAAAAACAAATAATGAGTGCATTACCGTTTAATTTAAACGCAACAACAACAAAAAGAGCTGTAGGTGAAAAAGTAGAATACATTACACCTGGAGCACACGAATGTAAAATTACAGGACTAACTACATCAGATCAGTTAGAAGACTACAAAGGGTCTCCATTTATACAATACTCTGTTACAAGTAACGGTAAAGTTGGTAGATGTAGATTTTGGGTGGTAAAAGAAACTGATAAACAATCAACACAAGAATGGAAATCTAAGCAAATTAAAGACTTTCTAGTAAACTCAGGGGTGCAAGATTTTAGTGATGACAGTAAAGCTATGAATAGTGCTATAGGAAATAGTTTAATGGTAACCTTTATATCAGAAGAGTACATTAGTAAAAACAGAGATAATCAAGAGCCTGTAATTAGAACTGCTACTAAGTATAGATGGTCTGCTAAGTCAGGAGGAAAATGTACATATAACAATGACATGAACCAGACTTTAACTGATGAGCAAATGGCTGATTTTAGCAAGCAACATTCTGATTGGTCAAATGCAAATAGCTCTATGAGTGCTAGTGCAGCTGATGATGATATGCCCTTCTAAACAAATATAAATGAGAGAGATAACAGATCCCTAGGATCAGGTAGGCTAATGCCTTTAAGACTTAAATGCGCCAAATTCCTAATGGGTGAAACTCTCAAATTTATTATTATCTTTGCAATATGGCAGAGATATTTATAGCAGGAAATGTCCCATCTAGTAAGAACGGAAAACGATGGACAGGAAAGTATTTAATCCACTCTAAAACAGTGATGAATTACATAAAAAACACAAAAGAGGATTGGGTAAATAATAAAAACAAATTTGAAGAACTAGTGAAAGGCAAGGAGATACCATATGAAATAGAATTTACATTTATAAGAAATAGTAGAAGAAAATTTGATTATATAAATCCTTGTCAAACAGTTCAGGACTTAATGGTAAAATATGATTATATTCAAGATGACAACTGTGATTGTATCATCCCTAGTTTTGGGGAGTACAAATACGACAAAGAACATTCAGGAGTAATAATAAAAGTATTATGACAAATACAACAATTTTGAACAACTTTATTACAGACTATTGTGAAAGAGTTGATATATCACTAGATGTATTGAAATCTAGAAGTAGAAAAAGAAATATAGTAGAAAGAAGAATGGTTATTGCGCATGTATTAAGAAACAGAGTCGGGCTAACGCTCACGCAAGCAGGAAACTGTATTAATAAAGATCATGCAACTGTAATACATTATAACAAAGCTATAGAAAATTTCTTAGTAGTATACCCTCACATAAAAGTCTTATACAGCCACGCTGTACAGTCTTATGAGAAATTTAAAATACAACTACATTGTACTTATGATATAAATATCACAAAGTATGAGAAAGAAACAAAACTAGTAGATATACTATTAGAAAATCAAGAAAAATTAAAACAAAAAATTAATAACTTAGAAAAAGAATTATATGGCAAAGAAAACTAAAAAAATAGAAATCAATATTATGGGGTCAAAATACAAAGTAGATGAAGATGTAAATAAAACTTTACAGGCTTTATCAGAAGCTTTACACTCTCATGAAGTTGCATTATTAACTTGGGCTCATAAAGATTATAATGGAGCAGAAACTAATGATTTAGATGGATTTAGAAATGCATTAAATGAGTATTGTCTGAACATACCTGAAGCTGAAAATATTCTAAAAAGAATGGTAGAGCTAGACAAGCAACATTTAGATGATTCAGAAAAAAGAAAAGAAGGAATTAGTGCTGAAGAGTTTTACAAAAAAGAAGACAAGCCTAAGAAAGAACAGGGAGCAAATTAGTAGTAACTACTTTGTAGAGCTTTCTCGGTTTGTTTTTAATTGCATAGAGGCCCTCTTTCGGGAGGGCTTTTATGTACTATAATAAAAAAAATGAAATTAATAAAAGATCACAACTTATCACATCACAACTACTACGAAGATACTGAATATGTATCTAACAGTATGTTGAGCAACCTTACTGGTAAATCACCAGAATATTTTAGATTTGCTTTAGATAATCCACAGCCGTCTACACCAGCAATGAAAAAA